AAAATGCTCCCGATGCATCTATAATCTTTTTCTGATTATTGCTAAGATACGCTCCAAACATTGCTACCGAATTATGAATACCAGCTTCTTCTAATCTCCACACATTGCCGGGAGATTCCACTAAAACAATCACCCCGCTTTTTATGATATGCTCCTTGGCATACCAATAATTATACAAGCAATTTTCCTTTTTAAAGCCCGCTGTGTGCTTCCATTTTGGGAAAAAGTGACATTTTTTTTCAGGATCATGATAATGCTTACATTTGGAGCATTCGGGATGGATACTGCGTCCGCTAAATCCTAAAATGATCTTTCCAGACTCATCATAAATGGGCACAACAGCACGCTGGTATAGGGGTCTTTTGTATCGTTTGCAAGTACCGACATCATATTTATCTAATACCTCAATTGAATATCCTCGTTGCAAATAATATGTGGCAGGAATTTCTACCTTATTACGATATAGGTCTATGCTAATTCCTGTGTTTTGTACTTCAGGAGTAGTGAAATTATTGATTAGGGAAGAAAACTTAAGCTTGTCTTCGTCTAAATTAGTACCCGACGCATTTATTTTACCAAAATTCTGTTCAGTAATTTGTAACAAAAATTCTACCGTTTCATTAAAGGAGGCTTCTTTGTCTCCGTTGACTTTCCAATTATACCTAGTTTGAGACAACCCTCCTCTTACTAGACTAATCAATGATGATCCAAAAATATCTTCACATTGATGAGTTCTGCATTTATAATGTACTCTAATGTCTGCGTTATAGTATAGGTTTAATGCTGTAGTATTGTCACCCCCATGAATAAAACATGATGACTTCATTAGTGTGTCGTTTTTATAGGACGGTTCTATATTAAAATAGTTATAGATTTTGTCTATGTGTTGAACGACCAAGTTTGTTAAAGCGTTTAATTTAGCTTGATCTTTATATTTGTATGTGTTCTTATGAGAATGGGATGTCGTCATTATGATTTCCTAAATCGTCATTGTCGATTATGTTTGTACCATCTTCTAATTCAAATGCTGTTTTACCTTCTACTAACTTACCGTATTTGCCAATCATGTTAACATTAATATAGTCATTATCTGATAGCCCTTCTCCATGTCGAGCGATAACGGGAACTAATTTTCTGTTACCGTTCTCAGGACCATCCTTAGCAATCTCTTCATCCGATTTAGATTTATATATACTAAAATTAGAACATAACCAAATAATGCGATCTGATCCGCTAGCAGTTTCTGTAGACTCTTTAGTAATGCCATCCCTGTTTAATTGTATAAATGCCAAAATAGGAACTTCATATTTTATAGCAAAGTTATGTAACGAAGTCATTAAAAAGCCTAACAATTGATACTCTTTCATGTCTCCTTTAATATCAGCGGATTCCATAATTTTTAAATAATCATAAATTATAACGCAGTCCTTAGCTTTCCCCTCTGCGTTTAGACCAACCTCTTTGGCAAGCCACCTTCTCATAATAGAGAGTTGGTCTTCAAACGGTTTTCCACCAATGGATTTATAATAATATGGAATATCTTTAACATCTTTAGCTGTGTCCCGAATTTTTTGATTTTTATAACTATTAGAAGCAAACTTTCCTGTTTCTATGTCATTAATAGCCACTTCTGTAAGCATAGCCATTCCACGATCCTGATGATCTTTAAGCATCATTTCGGTATCTAGGTTTAAAACAGGAATATTTAAATTGCGAGCAATATGAATTCCAGCATTTTCTGCAAAAAGTGTTTTGCCAACCTTTGGTCGTGCTCCAATAACATTCACAGTGCCTCGTCGTAATCCTCCCCCAATCGCAAAATCATATCGGTTAAATCCGGTAGGAATGCCTATTTGATCTATGGGATTTTCTGATAAGTCATTTAAGCGATCTTCTACCTGTTGAAATACCTTTTGAGGAGCGTCGTCGCCATCGTTGAGAAGTGATGTAAAATCAAAAATAGACTCTTCTGCAATACCAAGTATGTGCGATATTGGTTCGTCACCCCTAACTTGTGAATAACGATCTTTAGTAGTTTCCAGCTGATCATACATCATACGGGCTATTTGCAGCTTACGTACCTTGACGGCCAGCTTGCGTACATTGTCTAACAAGATCGGAAACTTCATAATTCCAGATAAATGTTGAACTTCTTCTTTATTAGATACTAAGTCATGTAGTCCAATTTCTTTTGCTGATGATAAAATAGTTGGGAGATCTATTTCAATGTTGATTTCTTTATCCATAATGTGCTTGAGACAAGCATATATCATGGAGTTTGATTCTATGGTAAAGCTATTAGTACCAATTAAGTCGCCTACATCATGATATGCTTTTGAACCATATCGGCAGATACCTGCCAATATCGCACGCTCAGCAGGAGCATCAGACAGCATCATATGTCGTTCCCTTTACGTATTATGTATGAAGTTTGTAAATGTCTTTATGGATATAAAATGGCTAATACTTCCCGCTATAACAAAAAGATGCCAAATAGCATGAAAATAATATTTACGTAAATCTAATAGTAAAAATATGGTGCCAACAGTGTAAAGGACACCTCCAACTACAAGCCAAAATATAGACAACAATGACAGCTGTTCCCATAGAGGAATTATACCTACCGCTTCACCCCATCCGAGCAAGATATATAAGCTTAATGCAACATTGTTTAATCGATGCGAAAATATAGTTTTGGACAAAAATCCAACAATGGCTATGGTCACAATAAATATATAAAACCATATCCATAGAGGGTGGTTACACAAGGCTATTAAAAATGGGGCACCAGTACCTACTATAAGTAGGTATATACAACCTTGATCCAGTTTACGTAAGATGACATTGATATTTTGAAAGAGATACATATGAGACATGGTAGATATTGCATATACTAATACCAGAGTGGCTATGTATGCGTAACATCCCAACATCACTAATTTGTTTGAATATGTTTGCGTAGCACTTAGTAATACATATCCACCAATGATGCTTAATAGAAATCCTATACCATGTGTAAACGATGATACAAATTCTTCTGTACGAGTTCTTAACATAGAATGATTACTCTTATTTATCAGAGCTTATCTCTCCCTAGTGCGGCCACGACAAGAACAACTATTACACCTGAAGCGATCTCGTTCGGGGGGAACTAGGGCGGGAGCAACTTCAGACATTTTGCCGCAGTCCATACACTTGATTGACACCTTTTTAAACTTTGGCCCATTACTCATTATATCATGGGTTTTGGGTTTGTCAAGCCCCTTGTCCTTGTCAAATTTTGATGCCTCTTGCAATTCTTTTTGTTCTTCGGGACTGAGGTTTAAATTATGTATAAGATCTGTGTCTTGGGCATCCGTAACCTTGCTGGTCTTACGTTTGGTTTTTCGTTTTCCACTACCCCGTCGCTTGTTGCGGGGTTTTTTTGATATATTATTAATTATATCACCCAAGGCAGACAATTCTGTTTCAGATAAAGTACTTAACATGTCTTGTAATTCTTGTTTATCCATACTTTGTAGCCTTTGCCCTTTGAACATTTAGAAAAATATCGCTTATATTTTTAATAGACGAAGAAAGATAGTTGGTTCTGTCTGCTCTTTGTTGGGCATATCTTTTAATGTCAGATATCTTGCTGGTATATGTATCTTCTTTAACAGCTTGATTAAATTGACTTTCCCATGAACCCTTATAAGATTGTTCCCTGCCCGCAATACATGTTTTTAGGGTTTTATCGGCCCAATTTATACGTGCCACTTCCCTATTATAACTTCTTTGTAAGTGAAATGATAAAGAAGCTAAAAGAAGGGCCGCTTCTGAGCATTGTTCTGGTGTGAGCTTTTCAATTTGGTCTCTAGATAGCTGTAAATATTGTTTGGCTGCGTCGTCATGAAAGTCAGCGTTGAATTTTGGAAGACCTAAAGAAGTCTCGTACTCATCCAATACGGTATCTATTTTAGCTAACTGTTCCTTTGCAAAATCCTGTTTATCCATTGCTGTTCGTTCTCGTTAAATGGCAATTCGATATAGTTTAAATTATTTATACTGCACCAATCTTGTAGCTCGCTATCTCTTTTCTTTTGATTTAAAAAATCTTGAGCACAAGAATGGTATAGGCTATTAAATTTATAGTGTTGTTGACCATGAACCTCTATAACCGTTTTAATAGTGTTGATATAAAAATCAATAAAGATTTGTTTATTGTGGCGAAGTCGAACACGT